CACGGCTACGCCGTGCCAGTGCCCGTGCCACAGGTGCAGGAGCGTGCAACGCTTGAGCAGGAGCCTGAGCGCGCTACACTCCCGAAGACAACCTCCAAGCCACGCAAGGGGAGAAACTAATGGCAGTTGAAAGCGTTCAGAAAAGCATCAACGCATCCACGCCGACGCTGCTCGTTCAGGCTGACACTGACGGCTGCATCGTCTACCTGCACACGCAGGTCACCATCTGGGTGGGCGGAGCGACCGTGAGCAGCAGCACCGGGATGCGCCTTGACTCAGCGGCTGGGCCCCTAGAGATTCGCCTGCAACCTACTGATGCGCTCTATGCCGTGAGCAACTCTGGCACCCAGACGGTCACCCTCATGACGGTGGGCAACTAATGCCGTACGCCAGCCTTGCAGAACTGAAATCATCGCTGGGGATCACTGACAGTGCCGACGATGCGGCACTGGAATCAGTGCTGGACTCTGCTGATCAGCTCATCAACAACTTCGTGGACACGAAGGTCGGCTTCAGTCGAACGTCCAGCCAGACGCGCTACTACACCGCCGACCGCTTCGACTTCGTGCTGACCGATCCCATCTATTCGATCAGCCAGTTGGCGACGGACGTCAACGGCGACGGGACGTATTCGCAGGTGTGGTCAGCCAACGACTACATCCTTGCACCGCGCAACGCCGCGCTGGACTCTCGCCCCTACACGGAGATTGACACGAGCCCGTTCAGCACTGCCAAGTTGAACTTCCCAGTCGGATACCTTGAGGTGAAGGTCACGGGCATCTTCGGCTGGCCCTCAGTCCCAGCAGCCGTCAAGCAGGCGGCACTGATTCAGGCGGGCGCAATCTGGTCAAGCCGCACCGCCCCCTTCGGCGTGATCGGCTCGCAGGACTTGGGCGGCGTGCTCCGCATGAGCGCAGCCCTGCACCCTGAAGCCCGCATCCTGCTCGAGCCGTACCGCCTTCGCGGCGGGCTCGCCATCTGATGAACGACCTCACGATTCACCAAGCCGTAGCGGCTCGCCTAGTCGCAGCCACGAAGCCTGCTGGGTACACGCTCCGAGCAGCCCACGCCACCCCGCCTGACAATCTCGCCGTGGTGCCTGCAGCCGTCTGCATCCCCGGCGGCGACACCATCAGCTACGGCACGGGCGGCAGCCGCACCACCCTGCTGACCGTGAACGTGACCATCTACACGCAGGATCAGGCTGACATGGCCCGCAAGTACGCCGACCTCCTCACGTGGCGCACGTGGCTCCGTGGCGTGTTTGACGGGCAGGTGCAACTGAACACAGCCGACGTTGCGCAGGCGATCGTTGCAAGCACTACCATTGGCACTGACACATGGAGCGACGTGACGTATCTCACGATCACGGCTGAGCTGCAGGTGAGTATTCTTGAGGGAGTAAACGTCAGTGCCTGATACGCTTCGCACGCTTCTGGTCAAGGTTGTTCAGCCCCGCGCTGAGGGCAACCCATACCTCCCAGCGTCTGACGACGTTGTCGAACTGGACGCCGCAGTTGCCACATCGCTGGCAGCCAGCGGGCTCGTTGAAATCGTAGACAATAAGCCCAACGCCACCACGGCGAAAGTTGAGAAGGAGTCCAAGTAATGCCAACGCTAGGCGCTAAGTCTTTCACGAAGGTCGTCGTCAAGAGCGAGAGCGGCTACGGCACGCCTGCAACCTTCAACGACGCCAACGGGCAGCTGCTCCACACGGACATCGTGGGCATCGTTGACCCGGGCGTCACCGTTGACTTGGCTGATGATAAGAGCGTCGGCATCCGCCCACGCCGCGTAGCGGCTTCGGCAACCATCACCGCCAAGGCTCCAGTCGTCACCTTCGGCGAAGCTCCTGCGTCACTCCGCACGCTGCCGATCATCTTCGACTCACTCGCCACCATCACCCCGTCGGGCGCTGGCCCGTACACGTGGGCATACGCTCCAAGCCAGACAGACGTTGACACGCTGAAGACCTACTCGCTCTACGTCACGGACGGCGTGCAGAGCTTCGTGATCGACGGCTGCGTGCCAACTGAAATCAGCCTGAGCGCCGATCAGTCGGGCCTTCTCCAGATGGGCACTACGTGGGCTGGACGCGCACTGACCACCAGCACGGACGTCAGCACCGCTGCCTTCGCTCAGCAGTTCTTCATCCCGGGGCGACTCTTCGGACTGAAGACGCACGGCTCCATGATCACCGCGAAGACGGGCACGGGCACCGCCTACTCCAGCTACATCACGAACTGGAACCTCACACTCATGCCGGGCGCTGCCCCGCTGCAGGTGCTGAACGGCTCCACCACGAACGTCAACGCGGGCGGCGTCGCCTACACGGGAGCCCTTGACGGCACCCTTGAGTTGACCATCGCATCGAACAGCGCCGCCACCAGCGCCTTCCCAGTCGGCGACATCGGCACCACGAAGTTCGTTCAGGTGCAGGGACTTGACGCCAACGGCTACGGCTTCACCGCCAACATCTGCGGCGTCGTTGAGAACGTCAGCGTCATCGGCTCAGAGTCCGACGGGTTGATCCTCAACACCGTGACCCTGCAGCTCGCCAGCAACGGCACGAACTCGATTCTCTGCTGGGTGGATTCACCACTCTCGGCGCGCCCATAAAGTAGCCCGCTACAGGCGGGGAGGAGGAGCACATGGCAGGCACCGCAACTGATCCAGTGATCGTTCACCTAGACGGTGACTTCGCAGGCTGGCACGCAACCTTTCGCCCACTCACACGCATCAGCGCCCGCGTGCTGATTGACCTTGAGAGCGAGAGCATGGCGACACGCTTGCAGGCTTACACGAAGATGATCCTCAGCATTGAAGGCTGGAGCGATCTTGACGGCACGCCTACCAGCGACCCGCTTGAGGCACCAGTGCAGGCCCTTGAAAACGCTGCTGAGAAGTTTATTGCTGAGGCTGCTGCACTCCCAAAAGCGTAAGGCTTGCCGCCCGGCAGATTAGCCTTGGGCAAGCCGTCAAGCCACCGCCCGAGATCATCTTCCACATCTTGGCGAAAGAGTTCGGCAAGTTTCCGTGGGAAGTCGAAGAAGCGCCGCTAGACTTAGTCGTCAAGGCGTGGGCACTCTACGCCGAACTGCAGCCGAAAGAAGTGAAGCGTGGCCGCTAAGGGCAACGAGAAGGTCAGAATCTTCGTCACCCCTCAGTCGCTCAAGGCGACGGACGAACTGCGCCTTGGCTTCTTGGAATCAAGCAACCCGCGCAAGTTCAAGGCAATGCTGCAGCTCGCCACCCTGAACGCCGCCCGCACCATGGTCAAGCCGATCAAGGCAAAGGCACCCGTGCGCACTGGACGCCTAAGGGGCGCTATCGCTGCGCGCAAGGGTATAAACGACCGCCCCTCCAGCGTTGTCGGCGTGAAGGCGGGCAAGAGCCGGGGCGACATGAAGGGCGCATGGTATCGCTGGTTTGTGGTGAGTGGCACATCTGGGGTGAGAAACACGAAGACACGGGGTAGAGTCAACGTCAAGCGCATCGCTGGGCGTGACTTTGTCAAGGACGCCGTCACTGAGCCGAGCGTGCAGGCTCGTGCCATTGAGGTGCTAAACAACACCGTCATGGCGTTCTTAGACGGCAAGATCAAGTTCAGGGGAAGAAAGGGCTGACATGAACAAGGGCACCATGAACATGGTCATCAAGGCGATCGACGACGCCACGCCCACACTGCGAAAGATCGGGAAGGGCTTCGGCTCGCTGAAGAAGGCAGGCTCCGCCCTTGGCAGTGGATTGAAGACTGCAGCCGTTGGCGCCTTGGCAATCACTGGCGCCGTTGCTGCCTTCGCCATCGCTGCCACCTCCGCCGCTGCAGACGAAGAGAAGCAGATCGCCCGGCTCAACGGCGTGCTCAAGACGCGCGGCATGCTCACGGAAGCCAACAGCGCAGCCGTTCAGACGCAAACAGCCAGACTAGAAAACCTTGCCTTTTCTGGCGACGCCGTTCGAGAAAGTCTTATTACCGCGACGCAGTTCACAAAGAAGTTCAGCGACGCCATCAGGATTCAGAACGTTGCGGCTGACGTTGCTGCCGCTAAGGGGATCAGCCTAGAAGAAGCCACCTCACTGGTAGGCAAGGCGTATGCGGGAAACACTAAGGGCCTCAAGGGGCTTGGCGTAGAAGTCAAGAAAGGCGTCAAGGGTTTAGGGGCACTGAACGCAGTCACTAAGAAATACGGCGGCTCCGCTCAGGCAGCGGCTAATACGGTCAGCGGGAAGTT